TTCTAAATGATGGTTTAAGAATATCTGGGATGGTGGTACCCAGTACGCAAGCGGAGGCTCAAATAAGACATTTCCTCGGGAATGCACAGGACTATGAAGTTTGTAGTTCAATGTAATTCAAAGAGCAACCACATATAGTAATAATTTCATTTCTCCAAAATCATAATCATCTTCCATAGATATATCATCAAAGATATCATTTAAGATAACGCAGTTTTTATCATTAAATTTAATATATGGAGATAAGATTATATTTTTATAGATATAATTAGCAGTTTTTATTGGTATTTTATTATTAGATATAGATATTATAGTATCTTTTTTTTCTATGTGAGATTGTACGTGTCCAAAATTATTAAAATTATTACTTTTATATATATTTTTGGATATATCAAATTTTTCATCTATAATTTTCCAACCTGAAAATCTTTCCATTATGCCCGTGTTTATATTTAAAAATTCTAATGAATTTAATTTATCATAACTGTTTATATAAAATATTTTTATTTTATTTAATATATTATCTGATAAATCTTTAATAATAATAATTTTATTATCTATTGATGATATGTCAATTGTTAGATCATCATTTCGTATTTCTTTTCCATTACCTAAATACCATTTACAATTTCGTTTTGTTATGATATCATAGTCGGCGTTGGTATTATAAAAAAAGTAATATTCATTGTAGTTAGGATAAAATGTAGTTTCATCATTGTAAATATAAGAATTATAAAAATATACATTTTTATTTTCTATTAGTACTTCATCAATATATTCATTATTGTGATATTCTTTTATTAAAATATTTATTGTGAAATAATGGTTATTTAATTCATAATATTGGCTTTGAATAATTTGTAGTATTTTCTTTAAATATATAGATACCTCATTTACGTTTGCTTCTGCATATGAGTTTATTGTGTATGATTTGTTATTTTGATTATTTTTAAATGTTATTGAAAAATGTAAATTGTCATAAATATAATCTGATTTTATATTTAGAAATGTATTTGCATATAATGATATATAATCTAATTCTATACTATTTGATGCCTCTAAAAACTGTATATCTGTTATCATTTTTTTTTATATATATATAATTAAAAAAATGGCAAACAGAGGAAGACCTAAAAAAATAAATTTAGAAACAATAGAAGATGATTTTTTGAGTAATACATCAGGATTAAATCTAATGAATACTATAAATATAGATAATATGGAAGGATTTAATGATGATAATGAGACTAATAATTTGTCGAATAATAATGAAAAAATAAAAAAGATAAAAGACGATTCTGATATATTAGCAAAAAATTTATTAGAAAATATTGTTAATACATATGTCACAGATGATGACACAATTAATAAAAAATATATACAAGATAAACTAAAAATAGATACAATATTATTATCTAGTTTAATATTTCAATTAAGTGTCAATAATATAGCTGTTAATGATATTATGAATGAAACTCGTAGCGGTAACACAAAATCTACATTTTATATGTCTTTGGCATCATTAGAAAAATCTAAAATAGAAATTATAAAACAGATAGATTCATTTTTATATAACATAGATATTACATATAAAAATATATTAGAAAATATGAATAATGAAAAAGAAAAATCTAAGGCAGAAACAAAATCTTCTGATAACAATTATAGAAATACAAAGGATATGCTAAAAGATATTTTGCATGACGATGATAAACAATTATAATATATATGGATAAAAGATATATACAAAAACGCAATGTAAAAAATGTTAATTTAGATAATATTAATAATGAATTAGTATGGACAACAGAAAAAGTTAACGAATGCATAGAGCAAATAAACAAATATGATAGATATGATGGAGAACTACCATTTTATGAAAATTCATTAAAATATAGAGCTAGCAATATTCTATTCAAATATACAGATGAGGAATTAGAAATTATTAAAAGATGCTCACAAGATATAGTATTTTTTGCAAACAACTTTTGTAAATATACTATGGATGATGGCATCGGACAAATAACATTGCGTCCATACCAAGAAAAAATATTAAATAATTTTAAAAATAATAGATTTAATGTTGTACTAGCTGCTCGTCAGTCTGGAAAAACATTAACATCTGTAATCTTTATTGCTTGGTATTTATTATTTAATATAGATAAAACTGTTTTAATGCTAGCAAATAAATTTATTACATCAAAGGATAATTTAAATAAACTAAAAATTATTTTAGAAGAGTTACCATTTTTTTTGAAACCGGGAATTTTGGTAAATAATGTTATGGAAATGCGTTTTGATAATGGATGCAGGGTTTTAGCTATGACAACAACAAAAAATACTGCAATTGGATTTACTATTCATTTAGCATACTTAGATGAATTTGCTCATATTGAACAAAGCATGGTTGAAGCCTTTTATAAATCTGTATATCCTACGTTATCATCATCAAAAATATCACGTATTATTATATCTAGTACACCAAATGGAAAAAATAAATTTTGGGAAATATACAAATGCGCCGTAGAACATACAAATGAATACGTACCAAATAAAATAGATTGGTGGGAAGTTCCTGGTAGAGATGAAGAATGGAAAAAAAAAGAAATTGCAAATTTAGGATCAGAAGAATTGTTTAATCAAGAATATGGAAATCAATTTCTATTGATGAATAAACCATTATTTAGCTATTCATTACTAAATTATATCGAACGAATAAAAGAAACATATATATTTAAAGAATTAATACCATTTGAAAATGCATGCATTGATTATTCCGAATTAAAATTTAAAAAATCATTTGATATTTATAATATAGATATGGAAAATGACCATTTTTTATTCTGCGTAGACATTGCTGATGGAGTTGGACAAGACTATAGCATTATAAATATATTCAAAATTGAACCAATGAGCATTACTAAAATTAAAAAAGTGTCAGACATATCTATTAAAAACGAATCATCGTTTTTTAGAATAAATCAGGTAGGACTGTTTAGATCAAACACAAAAAATATAGAAGAGTTTTCTAAAATATTAGAAATATTATCATTCGAGGTTTTTAATCCATATAATATACAAATTTTATTGGAAATTAATTTTAAAGGAGAATTTATAATAAATAAAATATCAAATAATATAAATTATTATGATGATATAATATTCCATACGCACCATAGTGAAACAAGAAAAAATAAATCGCAAGGTATAAAAATAACAAGCAAAAATAAAATACTATATTGCCAACAACTAAATCATTTTTTAAATAAGAAAATTATTATCCTAAACGAAGAAGAAACATTTACAGAAATGTGTAATTTTGTTATAGACAATAATACATATCATGCACAGTTTGGTCATGATGATATTATATCATCATCAATATTGTTATCATCATTTTTATACTCCGAAGAATTTGAAAATATAATATATGATATGTATGATAAACTTGATGAAAAATATAAAAAAGAAATTAATCAAAAATTATATAATGTTAATATATATATAAATACAAAAGAAAAAGAAAAACAAAAATATGAAATATATGAAATTTTAAAAAATATAAATGATGAAACTCTGATAAATGAATTTAAACAAAAATTTGGTTATGACGAAAATGATTTGGATATAACAGATTTGAATTTTTATTTGTAAAAAACAAATGGAATATGAGAACACGTAAATGCTTAATTTTATCACCATTATTTTTAATTTTTAATAATGATTTATCAGAAATTACAAATGTTAAAGAATCTTTTAAAAATCAAAATATTTTAGACTTATTCAGATTTGATAAAATAAAAAGTATAACGGAATATAAATTTAATGGATATAATATTAATTTTGTATATTTACCTAAAAATATAGAAAAAATAGAATATTGTGCATTTTATAAAAATCAAATTCAGATATTAGATTTATCAAATTGTATAAATTTAAAAAATATTGAAAGATTTGCTTTTAAAGAAAATCAAATTAAACATTTAAAATTACCACAAAATATAGAAATAATAGATAATTATTCTTTTAACAAAAATCAAATAGAAATATTAGATTTGTCAAATTGTATAAATTTAAAAAATATTGGCGAATCTGCTTTTAAAGAAAATCAAATTAAACATTTAAAATTACCTAAAAATATAGAAAAAATAGAATATTGTGCATTTTATAAAAATCAAATTCAGATATTAGATTTATCAAATTGTATAAAATTAAAAAATATTGAAGAATATGCTTTTAAAGAAAATCAAATTAAACATTTAAAACTGCCTAAAAATATTAAAAAAATAGAATTGTCTGCATTTTTAAATAATAAAATAGAAATTTTAGATTTATCAAATTGTATAAATTTAAAAGTTATTAATGAAAATGCGTTTGAAAAAAATCCATTAAATGAGATAAAAATATTAGATAATATAAATATAGAATATTATAAATATTTAAAAAATGATTTATGGACCAAATTTGTTATATATTATAATGATACTGATAAAAAATCAGGCGATTATAAATTAGAAAATGATGAATGGAAGTGGTATCCACTATAAAAAATAATATGTTTATTATTTATCTTTTTTTTATTTTTTATATTATATCAAAAAAATTATGAAAAGAGGCAAATTTATAGTAATTGAAGGATTAGACGGATGCGGTAAATCTACGCAAATAGATTTATTGACAAAATATTTATTTGACAAAAATATAAATTTATATACAATTCATTTTCCCAGACGTAATGATTATGAATCTCCTATATGGGGTTCTATGATAAAAAAATTTTTAGATGGATATTATGGAGATATATGTAATGTGCATCCTGAAATTATATCGCTTTTATTTGCTGGTGATAGGTATAATGCAGCAGATGAAATAAGTACAAATTTGAATTTAGGAAATTGGATAATATGTGATAGATATGTTTTGTCTAACATCGCTTATCAAGGTGCTAAATTACCTTATGAGAATTGGGACTATTTTTCTAAATGGATTCTAAAAGCAGAATATGAATATTTTAAAATTCCTAAGCCAGATCTTCAAATTATTTTATCAATGCCATTTCAATTTATAGAAAATAATCTAAAAATTAGAAAAAAAAATTTCGAAAACGACATACACGAGCAATCTATGGATTTTATGAAAAATGTAGAAAAAATGTATGATTGGATTATAGAAAATATTCAAGATGACATTAAATCACTTCGTTATAATGAAATAAAAAACATTAATGATATTAATAAAGATATAGTAAAAATGATAGATGTATAATATTTTTATAATAATTAGATTATATTTATATTATGTTAAACTTTATTTTTTATGCATTTTATTTTATTAATAATCCAATCATTTTTTCATTTTCTATATAAATGTCTATTAGACATATATCTCTTAAAGTTCCTTGAAAAAATTTTATATCAATATTTATATTATAATTTGCGGATATTGGACAATATGTTTGAATTTGATTCATAATTTTATATTTTAGTTCATCTTCATTTAGATTAAATGTAAATAAATATTCTTCTATATTACATCCAAAATTATAATCTCCAATGACATCTCCTTGTTTTGTATATAATATCATTTTTATTTGAGATATTAAAGATTCAATTTCATTGTATGTTTCTATTTGTTTATTATCATATGTAATATCTGTAATATCTTTTAAATAAATATCTGTTATCATAGTATATAATTTTTATTAATGATATATAAAAAACCAATCAGATAGGTTTACATCGTTTATAGCTTGAATGGTTTTTTCTAATTCTGATTCGGCTTGCGATTTGATTTCACTTATATTAACTTTTATACCGCCTATTAGATTGAAGTCAAAAAGAGTTATCATATTTGCAAGAGATATTTTGCTTTTGTTCACAACATATTCAAAAAAGTAATAATCTTCATAAAGATTTTCTTCAGGTATTTTTATATATGTAGTTAATAAAACATCATTGTGAGGATCTCTTCCTAGAATTTTAACAGAATGGGTAAGTCTATTATGCGAGTATCTAATCCACTCTGCAATAAATGCTCTTGTTAAATCCCAGTATTGAAATTGTGCTGTTCTAAATACAAGAGCATCTCCTGTAAATGGCGTTAGATATAATTCTGCTGCTATTAGTTTATCATCAGAAAAATCTTTATCTATAGATCCAATTAGAGATCCTCCCTTTATTTCTTTAACTTCATATACAGATACTACATCTTCTGGAAGTCTTATTGTTCTTGTTTTTTTGAATTCTGGCTTTTGAAATTCTGTACTTCTAATAATAAAATATTGTATTTCAACAGCTTCTTTATAATTTTCATAAAACCATTGACTAGCTTTATCAATGATACGCTCTATTTCTTCTTCATGAAGTTTATATGGAAGAGCAAATGATATATCTAATTCTCGATTTACTTTATTTATTAATTCTTGTTTTGTCATATTATTATTTTATTTTTAATAGATTTTTACATTGATTTATAACATGTTTTAAAAAATAACAATTTTCATAAATATTTTCTTCTGGTATTTTTATATATGTCATTATTAAAACATCATTATTGTGATGTTTTCCTAAAAATTTAAGAGAATGCGTATCTCTATCATATGAATATTCAATCCATTCTGTAAAAAATGATTGCAACAAATCAAAATATTGAAATTTAGATATTCTAAATATGAATGTATCTTTATTGTGCATTGATGAATAGAATTCAGTATATAGTTTTTCATCGTCAAATAAATCTTTATTTGATGTATCTGATAAATGATCTCCTTTTATTTCTTTAACATCATATACAGATAAAACATCATCTGGAAGCAGTATGATACCATCTTTTTTAAATTCTTGTTTTTTAAATTCGGTATTTTTAGCTATAAAATATTGTATTTCTACAGCATCACTATGATTTTCGTAAAAATATTTTTTTGCTTTTTCGATAATGTTGTTTATTTCTTTTTGGTATGATTCATATGAATCAGTAAATGATATTTTTAATTCTCTATTTATTTTATCTATTAATTCATTTTTTGTCATTTTAATTTATTTTTTTCTTTAAATATATATATAATAAAAATAATAATACTGTGGAATTTATTCAAAGTTATGAAGAATTTGATAAATATTATATGAGTAATTTAAATGAATTTGATGATATGTATACAAATGACGTATGGAACAAATTTGCTAAATATTATAATGATAATAACAAAAAAGAAGGAGACTATAAATTAGAAAATTACGAATGGCAATGGTATCCATTGTAAAAATTTTTTATTTTATCATCAGTCAATCATTTTTAATTTTCTATATAAATGTTTATTATACATAAAATAATTCTTTTTTTTGTTATTATATTTTTTTTAAAAAAAATATATATATATATAATAAAAATAACAATATGAAAGATGTAATTAAAAGTTATGAAGAATTTATTAGAGAAAATAAATATTCATTAAATGAATCTGATGATGTTCTTAATTCTCAAACATATGATGAAACTTATTATGATGAAAAAAGCAAAACTGTAGAAATTCCTGAAAATTATAAAATTATTGAAAAATATGTGTTTGCTAAAAAACGAATTGATGAATTAGATTTAAGTCAAAATACAAACTTAGAAGAAATAAGATATGGTGCATTTAGTCAATGTGGAATAAAAAATTTAAAATTACCATCATCAATTATGATAATTGGAGAACATTCTTTTGAATTTAATAAAATACAGAAAATAGATTTATCTAATTGTACTAAATTAAAAAAAATTCTTGCGGATGCATTTTTGGCAAATCTAATAACTGATATAAAATTACCTATTAATATAAAGAGTTTAACATTTTATGTTTTTGCTAAAAATCAAATTAAATTATTAGATTTATCAAGTTATAAATATTTATATGAAATGGACTTTAATGTTTTTTTAGATAATCCATTAGAAGAAATAAAAATTTTAAAAAATTTAAAAATACCATATGATAAAATGTATGAAAAAGATCCGTGGAATAAATTTGTTAAATATTATAATGAAAATGACAAAAAATCTGGTGATTATAAATATGAAAATGATGAATGGGCATGGTATCCATTATAAAAATAAATTAAAGAAAAATTAACTCATCATTATTAAAATAACATTCATTGACATTTTGATTATATATTTTTAGTAAATTTCTTGTTCTTTCCATAAATATTTTCATTGCTATTTTATCCTCATAATATTTATCAGGTATTTTATCATATTCTGTGATTGGCAAATTAAAATATTTATATTTATTATTTATATTTTTTTTCCATTTCCAAACTAATATATATCCAGAATTTAAAATTTTAATATTATTATCTTTTTTAATAAATTCTAAATATGTCATTGCTCCGCCGTTTGTATCAAGTCTTCGTTGATCAGAAATAAAATTACCCAACGAATAATAAATTATAGATTCATTTTTGCAATAGTTTAGCAAGAATGACTAGAAGAACCAATGTAGTATCTAAATCAATTGAAATGATAGATATCTCATTAAAAATTGCTTATTGGTTGAACGAAGGTGGTTTATATGAAAATTTTCAAAATATTTTTCTATCTCTCTATTATTGAACACTCTCGATTTAATGTCTTTTTTTCAGGGAATAGGGTTAAAATAATTTTATTAAAAATATCATTATTACTAAATAATTTTCTAAATATTGATGGATTAATATCTTTGATCTCATTAAATGTC